ACGACATCAGGTGGGGGTTTAACAGCAGGTGCATAAATGGATTTACCACTTTCACCAAAAATAGGTTTCTTACCTGATACTGTACTTCTACCACCATACCTTCTCAACGCCTGTTCTACGGCAGGTGTTGGGGCAAAGTTGTATGTTATCTCAGCCATCTCTTTAAGCTGCTGCTTTAAGTTTAGACTAATTCTGTACTGTTCTGCTAATTGCTTTACAGTATCTTCGGCAACACCTTTGCGTAGTAACTCTGCTTCATAGTTTTCAACTGCTATATCTTTTTCTAGCTGCTTGACAGACAGAGCCTCGTCACCAAACTGTAGACGCATTTGAAGGAGTGCGTTTTCTTGCTCAAGTTTTGTAGCTTGTTGATCAGCAAAGTCTCTTATTTTTTCTTGTGTCTCTAAATACTCAAGTTGTTCTTCTGTAGCATCCGCTAGATTTTTAACTAGTTCTTTGAATCTGTCTTGTTCAGCATCTTTTATAAGTCTTTGAGCATCTTGTAGGTTCTGAGCCTCTTGTACTTGGTCACCCATAAGGGTTGCACGGACTCTTTCTTGAGTTTCTAGTATTTGTGCCTGACCGACTTGTTGTTCTAGGGTACCGACAAGTTCTTTACGACCTTCAAGTTCTGCATCAATCATAGACTGAGCAGTCATCCCTGCACCCGTTGACGCACCAGCGAAAGACATAGCCCTCTTAAAGTCTTCACTTTGTGTTCTAGCTATGAGTTCATTTACGGCTGCTTGGGCAGAAACAAGTTGAGAAGTTAGTCCTGCTTCAATACTAGCTTTAGCCCCAGTAGTAACTTCACCAAGGGTTCTTTCTAATTCTTCTAGTTCTTCGTTTAAATCTCTTGTAGCGTCTTTTGATTTTAGCAGGGGTGCAAGGAAACCTGTAGCAATAGCAATACCTGCACCTGCAATAGCACCTTTTGGTCCTAGGAAACCCAGAAGCTGAGATGCCTGTTGTCCGAATGCAACAGCTACGTTTGTACCAGACTGAACCTGTACAGCAAAGTCACCTACCTGATAACCAGCCTGTTGAGCAAATAACTCAAACCTGCGCATACCTTTGCCAGATAAAGACATAGCTTGTGCATGGTTAAGTTGTTCCTCAGTAGCATTTCTAAGTGCAAAGGAATATTGTCTAACTTGACTAGAAGCCCTATTGTAATCAAACCCTAATTTTTGTAATTGCTTAGATTGAATTACAAGCTGTCTATTATACTGCTTAGACGTAAGTTCACCCTTACGGTAAGCCCGTTCAATCTCAACTAAGCTGTACTGGAACTTCTTCTGGGAGTTCTGAACCTTTAGATAATCTCTATCATCTATGGCAATCTTCATCGTTAAAAGATCGTCAGCCATTTAATGCTCCTATGTACTTTGAGTCTAGCAACTTTATTATTTCTACATGCCAAGATGACAAAGGTGTGCCTGTTAGTTCAGCCCACGCTTTTATCTCTGAGTATTGTATTGGGTTAGGGCCAGAAAAACCTGCTGATCTACCATTGCTTATATGCACAAAAGCAGACCAGACATGCGACAAGATTGAGGGAAACTTATGTTCGTTCTCTAACTCTTTAGGTTTGATGCCAGTCTGCTTGTATACTTGTTCTAAGTGATCTCTTTCAGTAGCACCAGACTGGGTGACTGATAGCTTAAACTCTTCGTCTGCCCAGCTAAGTAAATCCGATACTACTTCATCATAAAAGCCAAAGAACTATCAACAGCTTCTTCTAACTGTTGTCGTATCCAGAATACTTCCTTGTATACTTCTTTAGCTTTTGCCACTGATAGTTTAGGTTGTTCACCACCAAAGGTAATATTCCAAGACTTAGTAACTTTAGCAAGTAGGTCAATGCCAGCTTCCTCAAGTTCTTCTGCCTTAATATCAATCTTACCATTCTTAGATTTGGAGAGTCGTTTGTTCTGTTGTTCAAAGACTACTTTCTTGTAGGCTTCTGCATAAGGTGCATACAACTCTACTTCCATGTCGCTACCGTCATCATTCTTTAACGGTTCGTTCTTGACTGGGTGTCGTATGGTGCAAGTGACTATATCACTATCAGGGGTTAAATCTTTTAAATCCATGTCGAGTCTCCTTCGGGTTGTCGGGTAGATTTGTGGGGGATGCCAGACCCGACACCAACACCCCCCTACCCTAGCTAGGGATTACGCAGATCGTGTGATCTTTAAGTTTGTCGCCTCTGTTGTGTCATATAGAGCAACGAAGGACATAGATACTACACGACTTGTAGGACCATCTACACCCACATCAGCAGAGTTTACTTTCACACGTGGGAATAGGAATGTCATTGTGTTTGTGCCATCACCTACAGAAACTTCAAGTGCTGTCTCTGTTTCGTTGATGAAACGATTTACTAGTGCTGCATCTTGAAAGTACGCTGATAGTGTACCTTCTACTTCTGCACGACCAAACTCTAGGCTTGGTGCTGAGTCATCACCGATGACGAATGTAGGTGCATAACCGTTAGTGACTGTGAAGTCTAGTCCAGTAACAATAGCCGATGATGCTAGAGTTGAACCACTGTCAGCAATCTTTAGGTCACCAGAGTAAGCATCAAAAGGTGCTGCACCAGAGGCTGCATCTATAGTACGTGACTCAGCAATATCAGTAGAACTAATTGTCATATCTTTACCGACGACACCAAAGGTTGTTGTTACCATTTGGTTAGGTGCTAGTGAAACACCCATTGTGTTTACTGTACAACCAGTGAACAAACGGGCTTGGTCGATGTCAGCAGCATAGTCTTCGATAGAGAAGAACTTAGGTGTTGTACCAACTTTAAGTACGTTAGTTGACCATGTGTTTAGCATGGCAGCTTCTAGCCAATCGTCGTAGTCTGCATCACGCATATCGACAGTAATGTCACCGCCAACTTGACGGTTACCATGACGGTCAACACGTGGCATACGGTCTGACTGAATGTCATTACCTGCAACACGATCTTTAGATAGGTTTAGTGAGTGAGTAGAAAAAGGTAAGTTAGTGAAGTTACCAGTAGGTGTCGTACCAAAAGCGCTTTCTACGATGTACGACAGACTGGAACGTGAACCCTGTGCAAAGGCCATAGTGATCTCCTAGTTATTTGTATGCATACCAAGTTACGACAACAGGAACAAGATAAAAAGGACTGTCTACTATACCTTGTCTACGTTCTGCAAATTCTATATTAACAGTAGTCGAACCTTGAGTTAGTTTTGATGTTGCTTCGTATGTCTCCATAACATTCTTAGCAAGAGTATCTGCCGCAGCAGGGCCAGCACCCTCTGGGACATAGCAGTTAATGGTAAAGATGCCATCGTATCTCTGCTGTGGATTTAAGCCCCGTACAGTGGGCCTTCTTGTTATCGGGGTGTAGGTAACCTCTAAGTAGTTTTGCCCCGTTGTAGGGTTGAAAGGGACGTTCTCATAAGCTATTGACGGTACGCTTGGTATGTCAGCCAGCTTACTTTCTAGTGCGGCCCGAATATCCTTGTCAATAGTTGCCATTTCTTATCCTATTAGCTATAGTCTCCATAATGTAATACTTATGCTTATATTCTACATAAGGAGCATGAGGTGCGCCATTCTGTAAGTATATGGCAGTCGTACCCTTTAGTTTGATCTTAGAGATGTCAGAATATAGTGCAGCTTGTGCAGCATCTCTATCAACAGAACTTCCAGAACCTTTGGTTAATCTTCTGCTATCAACCCTACGTGGTCTACCTTGTTTATTAAAAGACCACGACCTTAGATAGGCACCAGTATCTAATGCAGGTTTACTTTGAGCATTTTCACCCATTGTAACAGCTATGGCTAAGTTGGCTTGACGCACTAATTTAGCTTTAAACTGAGCCTCTAGCTTTTCATCTAGTTTCTTGCCAAGACCTTTGGGTCTAGTGGCTACCTGCAACCTCATCATTCTGCAACCTCACAGGTATACATGACTGCTAGACCGTTGCTGTAGTGAGTGGTAACTCTTACGATGTGTACTGTGTCACCAAACCCTGAGATAGTATCACCATCATCAGGAGCAACTGCAAGACCCAACGCAGAAATTACACACTTTCTGGTGCCACGCCTAAGATCAGTCTCGCCCTGAATGCCTACCTCAAAGTTATAGAAGTAAGCAAAGGCTGTATAATCTGTAGTCGCCCCACCCGATAAAGTACCTGTGGCTGGATCGTATGTCCCACCCGTAGTCTGTTTGTGCAGTGTAACTTCTTTGCCGAAGTCCCTTATCATGTCATAGGGATCAAAGGATCGAAAAGACATCTAGACCTCCTAGTCGTAGTCTGAGCCGTAATCTTCTCCACTATAGCTTGGTGGATTACGAAAGCGATCCCTACGGAATGAGGGAGTAATGCGGTTAGTGTTGGCACGTATAGCGTCTACACCTGACTTGGTGATACCGCCAGCCTTAATACCAACAACAGCACCAGACTTCTTACCCTGATACTCTAGGCTTTCTGCTAACTTGTTATACTGCTTTGCTAGGTCACTGTAATCAGCACTTATAGCATTGTCTATTGATGTCGTTACTTTACGTGAGTATTTGGCAGCAACTATTCTTGCACACCAAGCCCCAGCGTAGTATACGTTATTATTATTTTGAGCCAGAGCAAAAGCGATCTCTTCGTTCTGCACCTGTTGGTCGTTACTATCTGTATCACCAAGTAACAGTCGGACAGTATTCAGACGACCAGAGGCCGTTGTTGTCCTTAGATCGGTTTCCTCATAACTCCAAGCCATCAATCTACCTCATAATGCCCGTGGTTTCTACGCCAGCTACGAATAAGCCCACGCTGTTTGTCTAGTATCTTAGATGTCTTACACTTATGTTTCTCGTACATATTAGCGTTAGGTGTCTTAGCCTTAACCTTGGCATTGATACTCTTAACGACTTCGTGTAGTCCATCTATGTTTAATTCTTCTAGTCCATCACCAGCCTTAACTTGTTTTTCTAGTTCTGCATTGTGATGTAACATCCTCTGATTGTAGAGGGTCATCACATTGGTTTCTGGCATGGACATCTCTTTCCATTTGAACTCTTGTCCTGACTCCCATGTTCGTCCTGCTGCATCAAAAGGTACACGCACGAATAAGGGGCGGTCAAACTGGAAAGGCATTTGTTCTTGTCGGATCATGTTACACCTATCATTAGTAGAATAAGGGGGCCATTACAGCCCCCCAGAGTAATTAGCTTACGCTACAACTGTGTCGAAGAAGTAACCCAAGTCTGCGCCTGTGACTTTCATGTCGTAGGACATTTTAACTTGGATGTGTTCTGCAACTTGCATACGCTTTAGAGCATCGTCAGAGAATGACTCAACTGTTACGCCCAAGTTGTTCACACCGTCTAGCGTGTTCCATGCAAATGTTGCACCAGCCATTGGTGTCATTAGACCTGCGCTTGGAGCAACGTGTGCTAGTAGAGCATGTTTACCACCGATGAATGCGTTGCTTTCTGCGACACCTTCAACTGATGAGTTCTTCACTGCTTCCATGACGTAGAAGTTTTCTACCTCAAAAATCTCAGCCAACTTAGCGTTGGTGATCAATGCAGTGTTTGTTACAGTTGCACCACCGTTTAGACGTGCTAGGATGTCTGGGTGATTGATCAAGATGTCACGCACCTCTTTACCGACAACCATTGTGTTTGGCTTGAAGCCACCAGATTTTAGCTGCATGGTACGACGAGCGACTGTTACGTCTGCGATTGGTGTACCGTTTGTATAATCTGACCACAAGTTTGATGGTGTTGTTTCTGAACCCCAAACAGATGCTGCAAAGAATGTTGAAGCAAATTGTTCTTCACGGTGAATCAGCAGACGGTTTGTCAATGTAGCTGCACCCGCTGAACGAATGTCTAGTGCTGCATCTTCGTTAGCAAGAGTTTGCTGATCGAAGTCCATACCTAGGCCATATACGTCTGCATAGTATGATGCGTTTGAGATTGACATACCGATACGGTTGACTTCTGTGCGTGGTGCAAGAGCCTTAACATCACCTGTACGGTTCATGTTGTCACGGTCATAGATGTAGTACTTGTCAGATTGCTTCTGAACGCCTACAGTTGGAAAAACCTTATCAGCGATAAAGTTTGTTTGGTCTTGTACATATGCGATGGTCAGGTTTGTCAACGGCTGATCAATATGTACCGAATTTGGTGTTAGCAATGGCATTTGTTATATCCTTCCTATCGCTGGTTACGCTGGTACTACGTTACCACCTTGGATCAACTCAATGGCAAATACTTGACCATCAACCGCTGATTCCAAAGCGTAACCTAGAACTACATCACCTGCCGCAGCAGTTAGTGCGTCACCAGATGCATCTGTTTGAATTTGTGCGCCAGCAGCAATAGTACCACCTGACGTTACCATAACTTTACCTGATACTACGACTGTAGCAGCTTCACCAGCCGCTGGGTCATTGATCACTACACCGATTGCGTTTTCACCAGCAGCATCTGCTAGGTCAACTTCACCGTCTGATTCCAAAGTTACGAATTTAAACTGTGATGAAGACAAGTCCTCACCAGCAATAAATGTCCGTGTATCACGGGATTGCATTACAGCCATAATTATTCCCCTTTATAGCTTTTATTGATTAGGGCTTTACCTTCGTCGGTCTTAGCTACAGCAGCGTATGCTTTAGCGTAATCGCCCTTCTTCATTTTGTTTTCATCCATGTAAGATTTTACAAGGGATTCCATTTTGTCAGTTGCAGTAGCGAACTCACCGTCTGCATCTGATTTTCCTACCTCTTCCATGCTTTCTGCGAATGTCGCATCGGCAGCTTTAAGGGCTTCCATAACACCTTCTACTTCACCGAACTCAGCAACCAAGGATTTAGCTACATCTTCTGCAAAGTGTGGTAGGGCTTCTGTTGCACGTTTTGTTAGTTCTGCATCAGCTTTAGCAAACTCTGCTTCTTCCAATGCTTTGAGAATAACGGCAGGTACATCTGCTTTATTGATTTGTTCCCCTTCATACTCAATGTACTCTGGTTCAACTTTCTTTTCGATTGAGTCAGACTTGATAATGAAACCGTTTTCGATAAGAGCCTTACGTAGGTCTTCGTTCTGGATTTTCAGTGTGTCGTTCTCAGCTTTCAGCAGGTCTAGTTCATCAATCTCTGCTGCATCAGACTTCTTCATGTCCTCGTCATAGGCTTTCATTGCCTCTTCTTCGGTCATTCCTTTGTCCATATAAGGCTTTAGTTTTGCCTTTAGGTCGTCTGACATCTTTTCTACGTTATCTGTCATTTGTTCCTCTTCGGAGTTGTCACGCTTGAATAGGGAAACCATAGCTTTTGCATTGGCAGGACGATCCACTAAGGATAATTCCTCTAGTTCAAGCTGTTTTAAAAGGTTAGCCATTATAGTCTTCCTTTATTGCTCTACCGCCAATGCTAAAGGCGGCTAATTCACCAGACTTGACCTTGGCCCAAACATCGTCGTTATACACTTTAAATGCTACGACCCAGCCTTCACGGTCACTCTGTATGCCAAGGGATTCACCAATCTCTTTAGTGACTGGCATAGAGTGAATGACTGCGCCAATCTGGTCCCCTTTGTGCATTTCTTTACCGACACGTACATGTTCCATAAACTTGTTTACGGCACGAACCAAAGTCTCTGGCTCAATAACATCACCTTGTCGATCTACTACAGGTTCACCCTTTTCTGTAACTACTGATGCCCAACCGTATACCATGCGTTGTTCATCGTCAGCTTTAAGGATTTGCCCTTCTATATTCTTTGTTAAGTCTGACACTGATGTGCCTCCTTCCCACATACGACATGACCAATAACGAGCCGATGTCTTATCTGTTGCTGTATCACATGAATGGCGTGATCGGAAGTTGGCACGGGCCTTTGGATTGTCTCGACGTATTTCCATATTGGGGTCACCGAAGGTAACACGTTTTACTTTACTGCCATCCATAACGAAGACTTCAAACTTCTTGTTACCACCAGATAATCTACGTGGTTTATTTAAAGTCACCTTTTCACCTTGGTACTCTGCCTTGGCGAACTCTTCTTTCATTACTTCCTGTACAATGACCCGTAGAGCCTCTAAGCGGTCCTCTGAGGGCTTGTCTTCATCTTCTGTACGGTAGTAGTCTAAATACTCTTCATGGCTACCACAGGGCATGTATACGGCCTGTCCGTCAATTTCATGCACATGAATGGCACCACCGCACCCCATATCCATAGAACGACTACGTGCTTCCATCTCTGTCGTGAATACGTCATTGGCATACTGTGCCTTTAGCATCTTCTTCGCCTTACTCTTAGATGGGTGCGACGAAGGTAGAAGGTCTTTGTCGTGGTTAGCAGACTTAGAACCACTTACGATACGTAGAAAACTATTGACACGAGCCATTGCCCACTGTTCTGGTGATTTGACATTAGGTCGAACACTTGCAGGATTAGTGCGATAGGCTCCAACGCCACGGTCATATACTTGCTCCAACATACGCATAGTAACTTTATGCTTAGACTTCTTGTTGTGTTCTTTGACTTTGTTCTGTAAAGCTACTTTAGGCATTATACATCTCTATATGTGTTTTCTACGAGTATCATATCAAAGGCAGCAGTAAGTCGAGCATTATTGCTTGTCACTGTGGCTCTTACGTCAATGTCTGATTTTTCTGGTATCGTAAGTGGTATTGCAAACTTGTACATATACTGACCACCTGCACCAGAGAACTCAAAGGTGTGTCCTATGCGAAATCCATCTATTCCAAAATAACGTACAAACATATTACCTGTAGCAGTGGCACTACCTTGACACGTGGCAGTACCTTGCATAAGGTATGCTGTATAACCAGCAGGTACCGTGTAAATAGCCATCAAGGTTTGACCCTTGCCAGCAGTCATACGTAAGATTGTTACAGCAGACTTCTGTATGTCTATGACACCTACGTTTGTAGACCCATCTGATATAAATGCACGATAAAGTCTGATATAAGAATTTGTAGATGTGACAGTACCAGTACTACTCAGAGTGATCTCTTCTGACTGAGCATTGTAGTCTGCATCAAGACCTAAGATAGTAATCTTATTACCGTTGTCTGAGGCATTAACAGCAGGGATGTCTACAGTACCAGCAGTTGACCAAGAGGACCAAGGGTAGAGTGTGTCGTTTACATCCCAGATAGTACCTGTTTGGTTCTGCGACATAGCAGGTACAGCACCAAATTTGTGTTCACTAGAGTATCCGTTGACTTCACCCTTGGCTATGGCAAGAGGGTCATGCTCATATATTTGTCTTGCCCAAGTTGTCATTAGTTCAACTCACCTACGACAACCATAACTAGATTACCATTGTTAGGGAATGTCTCTATTGTGCCATCGTTGTAGGTAGCTTCAAACTCTACATAGTAGGTACCGACAGTATCTGTATCACCTGACTGCCAGTTGACCCGTACACGACCAATAAGTGGATCAGGGATGATAGCTGCACGATCAACCTTTAGTGTACCTTCTACATCCTTGATGTGTACCTGAACACTGGCACCAGTAAGGTTAATGGCGTTACCGTCAGCATCTTGTAAGTTAGCCAACATAGATGGGCTTGTGTCATTCTGCTTAATGTAGAAAGCCATTGTTATGCAACCTTATTGTATTGTTGAATTAGTGTTACCTTGTTAAAGGACTTACCAGTGACTAGAACACCACGCTTAGATGATGGGTTACTGATTGTAACATCTTGTCCAGTTACAGTGAACGAACCATTGTCTACACCAAGGATAAAGATGACTTCTGCATCTTGTCCAGTTAGGGCAAACTGCCCTCTTACAGCAGGTAATGTAATCTCTGGTGTGAAGATAACATCTTCTGATGTGATTGTGTAGGTTGTACCTTCTGCAACAAGTGACTTACCGTCGATCAAACCTGCGTCTTGTTCAGCTAGGTTGAAGAGGTAAGGTTCAGTAAGTACGAATGGATAGTTTACTGTGAGGCTTACGTCTTCACCACCGACAACAAAGCTACCAGCTTCTGCGACAAAGTTATCACTAACGTCGAAGTTAATGTCGAAACCAGTTAGTGTATATGTCGTTTCATCTACGGGTAATTGCTCTGCAACAATCAGACCTGTGTCTGGCCCTGTAAGTGTAAAGGTACCTTCTGCATGTGCTATGCTTGTGGCTACAATTACATTCTGACCAGTTAGATCAAACCTACCAGTGTCTGCTACAAAGTTGTCCTGTACATCAAAGTTGATGTCTTGACCCGTCAGAGTAAATGATGCGGCATCGTCTACAGTAATAACTGTTGTAGGACTAATAGCTACATCTTGACCAGTAACAGTGAACGATCCAGCAGCATGAGATATGCTTGTGTTTACGTTAGCTGCCTGACCAGTAAGAGCATAGGTAGCCTCACCAGCTAGTAGAGTAACAGTAAATACCGATGTCTTACCAGATAGGCTATAAGCTGTCTGACCACCCTCTAGTGGATAATTGATACCAGAGGTCTGACCTGTTAAGCTAAAGCTACCTTGCTCTACAACCTTCCTAAATGCAGAGTCTGCATCTTGTGGCGAAGAGATATAACTTACGTGTGCAGCAGATAGTACATTATCAATACTAAAGGTAGCATCTTGTCCTGTGACAGCAAACGTACCTTCGTCAGCAGGTTTACCTACGACTAGAGGTGAAGTCTGACCCGTCAGAGTAAATGTAGCTTCACCTGCTGTTATGGATATTGAATCAATAACGTCTTGGAATGTTAAGCTGTATGTACCTTCGTCAGCAGACAGCCGATAAGACAGACCTTCGCCAGCAGCAGCAAACGGGGTAGACGCTAATGGTGCAAATCCTAACATAGTTTACCCCTTACGGTTTAGTAGGCCAGTCGTCCTCGCCTAGGTGAGGCCAGTTAGCATGTGTAGTAATGTCACGTAGAGCCTGACGGTATGCCGTTTGTTCAGCAGTCATAGTCAAGTCAGATGATGCCCACCAATCAGTTTCAGCAATTAGACGATCACGTTCATTGCGGTTACGTTCTGCTGCATCACTGTCAAGACGAGCCTGATACTCAGCTTCCTGTTCAGATTTAGTACCTAGTTCAGCATCATCACTGAACATGTCAGCAATTTCCCATGCCTCAACCCAGTTGTTGTTAGCATCCTGTGTAACACCATTACGGCGTACTGATTGGTATGCACCAATGCCCTCTGTAGGTTTAGGTGCACGTAGCACTGGGTCTACATTAAGTGCGTCATGTACATTGTTGTTCCACACCTTTGGCATGGACATGTTGGGGTTCTCCTTACGGAGTTGCCCTTGTGATTTAAGTTCGCCTGTTGTGCGATCACGATATTCAGTCATTAGTTGATACTCCTTATATGACCTTGATTATATTGCGTCTGCATTATGCGATTGCGTAGAAGATGAAAGAGGCACTTGAAGCATTGATTGTCGTGCCATTTACAATGAAGCCACTGTTGTCTGGGTCAACCCAATCTGTGCTAGTCACCTCTGCATCAGTTGTGTTTAATTTAAGGTAAGGATCGTTACCAGCAACGATACCACGTTCAGTGTTCCAGACATACCAGTCGCCTGTGCTGTCTGTACGCTTAATGAGAACAAACCTAGCACCACTGCTAAACCCACAGTCAATCGTTTGACTTGAGCCGTTTCCTGTATAG